TTCCGTCGCTGGCGCAATTGGCAGGCAGAAGAAGACCAAATCGAGAAGCTGGAAGACCTTGAGAAGAAACTCGGACTCAAGGAAAAATTCACTCGCGCTAAGAAGCTTGCGAGGCTGTACGGCTGCTGCTACGTCTACTACGACCTAGGCGACGATCAGATGCAGCCGGTTGATCTTTCCAAGGTCAAGGCATCCGGCATCCGCTTTGTCACGGTGCTCACGCACCGTCAGCTTAGCCCAGGCGAAATAGAACAGGACGCGCTTTCGGACCAATTTGGAAAACCCAAGTGGTTCGACGTTGTTAGCACCACGTCTGGAAACGTCAGGATTGACCCTTCACGCGTCATCGTTTTTCTGGGCAGTGAAAGCCCAGATGACAACCTGCTTGTTGGAACGCGCGAAGGCCACGGTTCTCGGCTCGGAACAAGCGTTCTGCTGGCCACGTTGCCTGCAGTCAAACACTTCGACTCGGTTGCGACAAACATTGCCTCTCTGGTGTTCGAGGCTAAGATTGACGTCATCAAGGTGAAAGGCTTGATGCAGATCGCCGGTAACCCCTACGAGGAAGCAAAGCTGTTGGCGCGCTATGCGCTTGCCGCAGTCGCCAAAGGCAACAATGGCATGCTGATCCTTGACGGTGAGATGGAGGAATACGAGCAGAAGTCTTACAGCTTCGCCGCCTTGCCGGACATCATGGATCGGTTCAGCCAGAATGCTTCAGGCGCGGCTGATGTGCCGATGACTCGCCTGTTTGGTAATTCCCCCGGTGGCCTTAATTCTACCGGAGAAGGCGACCTGCGCCATTACTACGACCACTTGTCCTCGATCCAAGAGCTTCAGATCACGCCTGCACTAGAAATGTTCGACGAGTGCTTGATTCGCGCCGCGTTGGGTTCTCGCCCACCGGAAGTGTATTATCTCTGGGCAAGCCTTTGGCAGATGAGCGACAAAGAGCGGTCAGATTTGGGCAGCACTGGCGTAAATACCATCAAGACGCTCAAGGACACAGGCTTGATCCCTGACGAGGTGCTCTCGCGCGGGGCTGTTAATATGCTCACGCAGGCTGGCGTCATCCCAGGACTGGAAGCAGAGTACACCGCTTATTTTGACGGAGGCGGCGAGGCTCCTTGGGATATTGAGGCAGATACTGAAGCGGAGGCTGCAGCTGCAAAGGTGCAGCCAAAAAAGCCTCAGCCAGGGAAACCCGGTACCTTAACTGACGAGCAAGCCCGCGCGCCCAAGGGATCCAATATCGGCGGTCAATGGGTAAAAACCAATCATTCAATCACTAACAGAAAGGTTGGTCTAGGTACTTCAGTAGTCACAACAGAGGACACCGGGACGGACGACCCGGAAGCTCTTTTAGAAGAAGCTCATACTGCGGCTTTTTACGTTCTCGCAAAGGGTCACGCTGTTAGATTGGCCGCCCTTAAAACACCTGATGAAATCGCCGCGGAAGAAGTTCAACAGGCTAAATACAAAGTAAACAGGGCAAAAAAACTAGAGAGGGAGGAGATATACCTAGCGGTTCGTTCCATTGAATTAGATCATCTACCTGTTGAAGAGCTTTTTCAAAAACACAAAGACGGCGAAGTTACTCGTGGCGACGTTATCCGAAGTTTACAGAATCGTAGCCGTCAAGATCTGATAGCTTTGCGCGCCGAATACGCGGCTCGCAATGATCCCATCGAAAACGCCGTGGACGAATTCACAGCGCAGGGTGACTTCTATTCGCTGTCTTCGTCGCTCCTACTAACACCGCCCCCGCCTACAGCGTTTACCCAAAACCAAGACGACGTAGCGCTTAATATCAACAACGTGCGCACAGAGTCGCAACGCTCAGCACTTGAAGGTTACGGGGAGTATGACTATAAAAAAATCAACGCGGCACTCAGATCCGGAATGACTCACCCTTCGGTTCGCCCGATGGACGCCGCTTTTGGAACCGCCGAGTCTAAGCAAGATATGGTAGTGGTTCGCGTTATTACAGAAGCTGGAATGAAAACAATCGAAGCCCAGATTGGTGCTCGTGTAAAACCCGGTGACGTAATTCAAGACCTTGGTTATATGTCGACCACAAGACTTCCGCACGTTGCCGCAGCTTTTGCCGGTGGTAACGGTTACGGTATTAAGATCAAAATACCTGAAGGGTTCCCCTTGATTGGTATGGTGAACTCTGAAAATAGGGCCACAGAACACGAAGACGAATTCTTGTTGCCAAGAAACACCTCCCTGCGCGTGACCGGAGTTCAAGGGAGAATTGTTATGGCGGAGGTAGTAACCAAATGAGTAGCCGCTTCGCTTGGGATGATTTGTCTAGGCTAACGGTGACAAGGCTCTCAACCCCTCTGGAATTGATCGACGAAGCCCTTAACAGTTACTCCGTAGGGGACGCCCAAGCGCGCGATCCGAAAGGGACATCGACCGGGGGGCAGTGGTCTTCTGGCGGCGGTGGTGGTAGTGGTATGGTGTCACCCGAAGTAATAAGCAATGTTGGCTCTGATCTTAGGTCCAGGGTACAAGCTATAGGGTTTAACGAAAAGCCCAAGCAAAGCGACATCAACCTCGTTAACCAATATATACCTGAAAACGGTCAAATTATCGTTGTCACGACCCAAGACAGTCTCGGGCCAATCCTTGAACAAGGGATGAAAACGGCAAAAGAACTTAATACCTCAACCAGAGATTCCTATACAATAGAGCAAAGAACTAAGTGGGAAAAGACCCTTTTTGGCGATGAAGCCGGAAATCCAATATACGGGTTTATGGGCGGAGACGAAGATAAGACCGGCAGCACCATAGACAAGCTACAGGAAATGGGCTACGGTGGCGCCGTCTTAACTCTAAACGAAAGTGTCAAAGAAAAGTCTACCTTGACTTTTGGAGATAGCTTAAATTCTAACGTTGGCTATTACATGCCTGAACACGGGCTTTCGGATAAACAGTTGGGCGAGGTTTTTAGGCCCTCAGTCCCATTTCCGGCCAACGATAAGACAAAGGCGTATGAAGCATTTGCAAGGTCCGAGTGGAGAACTGGCGCAACTGGCAAAAGCATGAAGTCAAAGTTTAAGCTTGCATATGTTGAGGCGCAAATTTGGGGCGGTGTTTCGGTTTCAGACATAAAGAGCGTTGAGTTTCGTGACAAAGCCCCTAGCGCGGAAATTCAGTCTAAGCTTTCAAGCCTCAACATACCTTGGAGCATGAAAAGTAATAAAGTGTCTGATTCGGTTCAAGTCTACAGCGGTGTTATACACGCAGACTCTTCTCAAGGTCAAATTGCCAAACACAAAGACGGTGCGGTGCTCGTAGAGGCCGGTGAGAACGAATTTGGCCTTAAGATGGCAATTGCCGTCTTTAACGGTAAACGCAGCGAACCAATGATTGTTGGAGCTTTCCTTAAATTTGGTGGATGGGAAATCACTGACCACTTCTCTGACGAGCAAGCTCGCGCGCCCAAAGGCACCAGCATCGGTGGCCAATGGATCAGCCAAGGCGGCTCAGCCTCACCGGCTGCAGGCTCGCGCGAAGAGCTCAAGGCTCTTGTCCTTGCAGGCGCTAGCCGTGACGTTATTGACTCGCACGTTGCTCTTCTCACTGTTCTCCGTGAGATGGAGAATAGAGAAGAGACGATAAACAAACCCGGCTACGGCTCGCAGGAATGGCACAATAATCGCACGTACAAGATCGATGGCAAGGAAGTCAAAGGTACCGAGGCTGCAGTGGAAGCTTGGGAGACTCAAGCAGAAGAACTTGCTTGGAAAGAGACTAAGCGAACCGTTGAGCCAATTGAGTACGATAGAAAAGCGATCATACTTCTTGGTCCACCAGCAGCCGGTAAGTCTACTATAGCAAATGAGATTGCGGTTGCCAGGAAGGCTATGATCCTGGACTCGGATGAAATCAAGAAATCAATTCCTGAATTTGACCGAGGCAGAGGCTCTGCGGCTGTTCATGAAGAGAGCACTGAACTTCTCAAGAGCGTTCAGGCCTTGAATATGGTTAAGGGAGCGAACATAATTCAAGCAAAGATAGGAGATAATCCTGCTTCCATACAAAAGCTCATATCGCAGTACAAAGAAGCTGGATATAAAGTCATGGTCGTCAACATGAAAGTAACTATTGAGAATGCTCATAGACGGAACATTAGTCGTTTCGTTGACATTGAAAGAATTGTCCACCCAGAATATCTCGATTCTATTGGAACGAAACCCTCAGCGACCTACGCATTCCTGAGGCTCAACAATATGGCTGACGGTTTTGCAGAGATTGACAACAACGGCGGATTCACGGATCCTAAACCAATCTTGAATCGGCAAGGCATGAACCCCCTAACAGGAACGCGCTTCGCCGCGCAGATGGACTGACATGAAAGAAAACATAGTTGCCATGTACCACCGCGTCGAGAACGAAGACATGCGTTTGACGGATCCGATTGCTATTGCGATGGTTCAACGAATACTGGCCAAGCAGCGTGCTGCTGCGTTGATCACTGACGCGCAAGCCCGCGCCCCCAAGGGATCGCCAATCGGCGGTCAATGGGTAGGTAAGGCCGGAGGCACCCCTGGGGGGCAAGGCCCTTTTGATGTTGCGCCTGAATTGATCAACAAAGTCGGTTCAGGCCTGAAAGCTAGAGCGGAGGCTATTGGCTTTAATCAAGAACCTTCGGGCGAGGATATAGGACACGTTGACCGTCTTTTTGCTGAACGCCCTGATTTGATCCTTGTCACTCCTTCTAGGAGCCTCGACGCAATACTCTCTGAAGGCTTCAAGCCTGCTGCGGTGACCGGTGAGACCACTCGCAGTTACATGCCTCAGAGCAGAGCAAAACTTGAAAAAGAACTCTTTGGGAAAGACTTGAAGAACCCGATCTATGGCGTATTGGGTGGCGAATCAAAAGAGTCAAAGTCTGAAGTGCGATTGCTGAGCAGACTTGGTTATGGCGACGTTGCTGTTACCCTCTCCGACAGCGTCAAGGATCGAACCACCTTGACTTTTGGCGATAGCTTAGACGTCAACTCTGGATACATCAAACGCGACCACGGCTTTCCAGACGAGGTTGTCGGTGCAATTCGGCGTCCATCTATTCCATTTGCTGCTAGCGACAGGGCTGCTGCATACAAAGCTATGGCCAACTCTGAATGGAGAAGCGACAGATATGGAGTTGCAGATGTTGGGCTTGACTACGTCGAAGCTCAGATCTGGGGCGGCGGGGTTGCTGTCAGCGACATCAAGAGTGTTCAATTCCGCAGCAAAGCTCCGAGCAAACAGATCGAAGGCAAGCTTGCAAGCCTAAATATACCTTGGAGCATCAAGAACGATATTAGGTCAACAGTGAAAGATTCAACCACCACTATGCATGCAGACGCTTACCCGAACCAGATCGCCAAGCACCCCGATGGTGCAGTCTTGCTAGAAGCTGGGGTGAACGAATTTGGCTTCAAGATGGCGGTTGCTGTCATGGAAGGCCAACGCAGCAAACCGATGATCGTCGAGGCGTTTCTCAAGTTCGGTGGATGGGAGCTTATTGACAATTTCTCTGACGAGCAAGCTCGCGCGCCCAAAGGCACCAGCATCGGTGGCCAGTGGGTAAAAACAGGGTCTGGGGGCGGAGGGTCTGACGCAGCGGCTATTGAGTCCATGGCCACAAAGAAATACCCAGCTTCTTATATTAACGAATTGTTGGCCAAAGACCTGTCGACGCTTACGAGCTACGAAAAAGTCAAGGTTAAGATATACGAGAAGGGCCTGGGAGAAATTAAAGCAGCTTCGGGGGCAAAAGCAGCTTTGGAGGCAAAAATTAAAGACGCGGCCATTCAATCACTGGCAACAAATAAATATCCTGCCGCGTACGTCGAAGCTCTTTTGGCCAAAGACATGTCGACTCTTACGAGCTACGAAAAAGTCAAGGTTAAGATATACAAGAAGGGCCTTGAAGAGCATAAACTGACGCTAGCCGCACCGGCACCGGCACCGGCACCAGTAGTTACGGCTGTACCAAAGCTATCTAAAGACTTTACCCTGATTGGCAGCAAACCTGGCGGGTCAAACCCAGGCGGATTGTATAACGATAAAAATGGCGAAAAATGGCTTGTCAAAGGCAACAAGCAGCTTGTTGAGGGCAAGGTAACTCCCCAAACAAGCGAAGAACGAGCCAACAATGAGGTGCTGGCTTCTAAGTTGATGCTTGCGGCAGGTGCTGGCGCGCCTGAAATGAAAACCGTTGACTTAGGTACGAAGCATGGTGGTGGCCTAGGCGTCGCATCGAAGTGGGTGGATGGTGTTGTTCCTTTTGACGTGTCGAATCCAGCACACATTGCAGCCGCTCAAAAAGATTTCGCGGTTCAGGCGTGGCTTGGTAATTACGACACCCTCGGACAAGGGTATGATAACACTGTCATCATCAATGGCAAAGCGGTAAACATTGACCCCGGAGGAGCAGTCTTGTTCCGGGCCCAAGGTATGAAAAAAGCCAGTTTTCCGGATCATGCCCCAGAATTTGAAAGCATGAGGCTAAACACTTATGAGCAGAAAGCCGTCTTTGGGACCATGACTAGCTCGGAATTGTCTGCCAGTGCGTCTAAATTGTCTAAGATCACGGACGTTCAAATCGCCACACTGGTGGACACGCACGGCCCTGGAAATACTTTTGAGAAAACAAAGCTTACCGCTACCTTGATAGCAAGGCGAGACGTAATACTCATTAAGGCACATCTAGCCGTAAAAGCCCAAGCCGTAACAGCCAAAGCCGCGGTTAAACCTAAACTTTCCGAGTTTGCCGGCTGGCAGAGCAACTACATTTCAAACAGTGATCGACTTGCCTCGTTAAACGGTACCCCACCCCCAATATCAAAAGGAAACCTACCGCAATCATACATTGTTCCTTTGTCGAACGTGGGGCCGAAAGAAAAGTTTATACGTTCGTATACGGGTGGGGCTTACAAGATTATTAATAAGAATCTGCGTAACGGCGGCACACCTACCTATGACGATACGCAGCGCGATATAGCAATCGCTATGCACGCCGCACCCTCACGAGTCGTTGTCGTCCGGGGTATCAGCAGCGCTGCGGCAAAAACTCTGTTCGCTGGCAGCCAGGGCTTTGCAAAGGGTGCGATTCTACGTGACGCCGGTTACGCTTCAACAACAAGAGCCGTCGAAATAGCCACTTCCTTTGGCGGTACCAATGGCTATGTGATGAAGATAAATATCTCAAAAGGACAATATGTCATGCCTGTTAAGCACATGAGCAAGAACCCCCATGAAGATGAGTTTCTTCTTCCGCGCGAATCACAATTCAAAATTATGGCATTCGACCCCAAAAACCAAATTATTTCAGTGGACCTTTTGTAGTGTTTACCTTTGAAAAAAGACTTGATATAGTAAAGATTGGAGGACTGAGCAATGAGTAGATTTATATCTGAAGAAGGCGAAATGACGGTTGTCCCGCGCATGACAGACGAGGAATTGGTTGTGCAACAGATGATCGATCGTATTGACGCAGCGCTGCGAGCTGCCGGAGAAGACCCGGACGAACCTTTTGTAGGCGAAATTCCTGAAGAGGAAAACTAACGTGAACTTCTCAGACAACGCTCCCGTTACGTCAATGCGCCGGACGGCGGATGGCTATCTCACAGGCTCTGTCCGTTGCGCCAGGACTGGCGTGCAGGATTACCTGCGCACTGAGCTTGGCCTCGAAGGCGACGGCATGATTGCTGTCTACCGGCCTGAGGATTCTGTGTTCGACAAGGGTAGCCTTTCGACTTATGCGGGCAAGCCAATCACCCTTGGCCACCCAAAGGGCGGCGTAGTCGATGCAGCGAACTGGAAAGAGCTTGCAATCGGAACCGTTGGCTCAAAGGTTCTGCGCGACGGTGAGTCGGTTGTTGTCGACTTCTCTATCATGGACGCTGACGCAATACGTGGCGTCGAGGCTGGCACGCGTGAAGTGAGCATGGGCTACACGACGCCGATGGCGCTGCAGGATGGCCTCGCGCCAGACGGTACCGCCTATCAAGCGGTTCAGACTGGACCAATCAAAATTAACCACCTCGCTGTCGTATCAGCGGCGCGCGGTGGCAAAGAACTTCGCATCGGTGACGCTGCGATCCACTGGGGGGCAACCCCTATCCACCATGGTGACAAGGAGATGCCCATGTCGACAAAAAGTGTGGTGCTAGGGGATGCGGCAGTCGTACTGCCCATCGCTGATGCCGACGTCATTGAAGCCTATAAGGCAGAGATGACGAAGAATTTGTCTGACGCCTACAAAGCGAAAGACGATATGGAAGTCCAGAAGGACGAGGAAATCGGCAAACTCAAGGCCGAAAAGAAAACGATGGCGGATGCGGCGGTTACACCTGCCAAGCTCACCTCCCTGATCGCCGACCGCGTCTCTCTCGAGCATCAAGTTAGGATGATCGACGCCAAGATCGTTTGCGACAATGTCTCCGACGCTGATCTTCGGCTCGCAGCGGTCGTTTCGGCTCTTGGCGATGAGGCTGTCAAAGACGCCTCGCCTGCTGAGATCTCTGGTATGTTCAAGGCGGTGAGTTTTTCCAAGCAAACCGCCCCGAACGATTCGATGCGCGCCGCGCTTGGCTCGCAGAAACTCAACGACGCTTCTTCAGGCCCTTGGAGCGACGCTGTCGCTGCTTCGGCTGGCGTCCTGTTCAAGAAGAAAGGGTAAGATATGCCTCCTGTTTTGATGCGTGACGGCACGGCCAATTTCATTGTCTCTGAAGCGAACAGCATGTACCGTTCGCGTGAAAAGGCTGATGTGATCGCACACGCCACTCTCGTGCTTGTTGCTGGAACTGTTCTCGGTCGTGTCGTCACAGGCACTGCCACGGCTGCAGTGAAAACGGTTCCCGGAGCCAACACCGGCAACGCGACGTCCAGTGCCGTCACCACGACCTCGGATGCCCGAACCGGCATTTACCAAATTCGGTTCCTGACGGCCACCACCTTCACGGTTGCTCGTCCTGATGGGTCACTGCTTGCCAATGGCGCTACCGGCGTCGCCTATGTCGGCGAAATCGGCTTCACGCTTACCGTTGGTGCCACGCCTATGATTGCCGGTGATGGTTTCGATGTGACGGTGACAACCGCACCGGGCGACTTTACTCGGCACACTCTTGGTAATTCCGACGGTACCCAGACCGTTGCGGGCATCCTCTACGAAGAAGTTCTCCCCGGCTCTGGGGCGTCTTTCAACAAAAACCGGACCATCCTCGTGCGTGACTGCGAAGTCAACGGTGCACAGCTGATCTACTCGGCTAGTGCAACCAGCGCACAAATCGCAACTGCGAATGCCGCGCTCGTTGCGCTCGGTATCATCGTCCGATAACAAGGAGTTTACCACATGGCTGGTATGGACGTCTTCAACAGTAATGCCTTTTCCATGACGTCCTTGACAGGCGCAGTGGAAAAGATCGACTACGTTCCGCAAATGCTCGGTGCGCTTGGAATCTTCGATCCAATGCCCGTTCGAACTCGGAACATCTTCGTCGATCGTCGAGAGGGTTTCTTGACCCTGATCCCCTCATCCCCTTTGGGCGCTCCGCCTGACGAGATGAGGCTTGACGATCGCGATGCCGTGCCTCTGCGGACCACGCGGTTGGCCAAGGGTTTCACGATGTACGCCCACGAGATTGAGGGCATTCGCGCCTTCGGCTCGGAAAGCGAATTTATGCAAGTGCAGGCTGAATATCTGCGACGCATGGCTCGTGTGCGAACTGACATGGAATTGACCCACGAATACCACCGTCTCGGTGCGCTTCAAGGTCTGCTCTTGGATGCCGATGGCACCTCTGTGATCTACGACTACTTCACGGAGTTCGCCACCAATCGCCCGGCAGTGATCGACTTCAACCTCGACACCTCAACCACCAACGTTCGTCAAATCCTCACGGATTTGGTGCGCTCTTTGGTTCGAGGTTCGGGTGGCGCTGTTACCAGCGTCGCACAAATCCACTGCTTGGCTGGCGACGCTTTCTACGACGCTTTGATCGACCATCCGACGATCCGCACGACCTATCTGAACTATGTTGCGGCATCAGAACTTCGGACTGCAACGGCA